AATAAAACAAACTTGTATGTTTATGGGTGCTTCTATTATTGATATAGAAATTAGCAAAATGGAGTTTGAAGACATTTATAACAATTATTATAACCAAAACAAATAACCTATGAAAGCAAAATTTAAATTAACCTGTGATGCTGGTATTTACGAAGCAGATACCTTTTGGGGTATATTGATTGAAGTATTAAAACATAGATTTTGGCATTTAAGAACACACGGAAAATGGATGGACTAAAAATAAATAATATGAAAGAACTATTTAAACTAACAATTGAGTTTACAAGGATATTTATAGGGTTTATCCTTGCCATTACCATATTGGTAACATTTGATATTTACTACGAACTAAAACGATTATATGAACGGAGCAGAGAATTCACAACCAGTGAGAATGATATACCTAGACAACAAACAAGAAACAATATTTAAATCAGTAGCCTACGCACATAGAGTAACAGGTGTAAATGAATACCAAATCAAACAATCTTTAAATCCAGTCAACAAGAAACGATTTACTTATCAAAGCCGAATAGTTGTTTTTCGTACTATAAAACCCTAATTTTGCATTATGGGATTAACACCACTTCCTAAACTACTTGAGAAAACGCAAAAAATTGTGAATTCATATATCAGGAATCGCGATGAAGGATTGCCTTGTATAAGTTGCGGAAGTAACAATGGAAATCAAGCTGGACATTACTTTGCCGTGAAAGGATTTAGTGCTTTAAGGTTTAACGAATGGAATATACATCTTCAGTGTGCTGGATGCAATATGTTTAAGCACGGAAATCAAGCTATGTATCGTATTGGGTTAGTTGATAGGATAGGCGAAAAAGCCGTTAAGGAACTAGAATATGAAGCAGTAAATAACCGAGTTAAAAAATGGTCAAGATTAGAATTAAACGAATTAATTGAAAAGTATAAATAATGGCTAAACTAAATGCAGCTGGTAAAGTCCAATTTGGAACTCGTAAAAAAGGCAGAGCAAAGAAATCGTACAACAAACACACACCAAAACCAAAGCCTAGTCGTGGACAAGGTAAGTAATATGAAAGATACATTCTCAAAGAAAGAATATAACTGCAAGTGTGGAACTTTAAACGAAAGGTACATTTGGCATAGTGAACTTAAAACCTACACTTTTAAATGTAATAAATGCAGTAAAGAATTGGATATAAAAAACTATAAAAGTAAAGAAGTGCCACAAACTGCATCCATTAGAACACCAACAAAGAACCGATAATGTTAATTAACGAAATAAAATCAAACCCAAACAATCCTAGAATAATAAAGGATGTTAAGTTTAAACAACTTGTTAAGTCAATCCAAGATTTCCCCCAAATGCTTGAATTAAGACCAATTGTCATTGATGAAAACAATATGGTACTTGGTGGCAATATGAGACTAAAGGCTTGTATTGAAGCTGGGATGACCGATGTTCCTGTAATACACGCTAACAATTTAAGTGAACCACAAAAGAAAGAATTTATAGTTAAAGACAATGTTGGCTATGGCGAATGGGATTGGGATGACCTAGCAAATAATTGGGATGTTGAAGAATTAACCCAATGGGGTTTAGACATACCTAATTTTGATGTAATTGATGAAAAAGAACAAATTGATTTAAGTGATAAATTAAAATCAGAATTTAAAATAGAAATTATTTGTAAATCAGAAGAAGAACAAGAACAAACCTATAATAAACTAATTGAACAAAACTACGAATGCCGACTTTTAACATTATAAAAACTGCTGAACCAAAGAAAACATTTAGAGTTGCTTCTATAATGGGAAAGTTTGATTTAGAATCTAATCAAATAAAAGAACATTTTGAGGGCAATATAGATATTAAAGATAATTGGCAAATTGGATTAATTGTAGGTAAAAGTGGTAGCGGTAAAACAACCATTGCAAAACAATTATTTCCTGAATCATATATAACCAATTTTGAATATTCAGCAGAAACAATTTTGGATGATATGCCTAAAAATTGTTCAGTTGAAGATATTACAAAGGCATTTAATTCAGTTGGTTTTAGTTCCCCACCTTCTTGGTTAAAACCATATTCAGTTCTTTCTAATGGAGAAAAAATGAGGGTTGACCTTGCAAGAGCAATATTGGAAGAACAAAATTTATTTGTATTTGATGAATTTACAAGCGTAGTTGACAGAAATGTTGCTCAAATTGGCTCATTTGCTATGCAAAAAGCAATCAGGAAAACAAACAAACAATTCATTGCAGTTACTTGTCATTATGACGTAGAAGAATGGTTATTACCGGATTGGGTATTTGATACTGATTCAATGACCTTTCGTTCAAACGATGGGCAAAAAAAAAATAGACCAGACATCAAATTTGAGATATTCCAAACAAACGATAAGTCAATCTGGAAAATGTTTGCTAAACATCATTATTTAAGTCATAATCATAATAACGCAGCAAAAGTGTTTTTAGCATTTATTAATAATCAATTAGCAGGATTTATATCTGTATTTCATTTCCCACATCCAAAAGTTAAGAATTTTAAAACTGTACATAGATTAGTAATATTTCCTGATTATCAAGGTTTAGGAATAGGAGTTATGTTTTTAAATGAAATAGGTAAAATATATAGAAAAGAAAATTGGAGATTTACAATTATAACATCTGCACCAAGTTTAATGTTTGCATTAAAAAAATCAACTTTATGGAATTTAAAGCAATTTGGTAGAAAGCCACCACAAAATATAAATACAGGCAATCCAATTAGTACAAGAAAATCAGATAGTTCAAATAGATTAACAACAAGTTGGGAATTGACATAACTTTGCAATAACAATGGAAATACAATGGCAGGAATAGATAATTTAGTACATTTTGAAAAAGGTCAATCAGGCAATCCAAATGGCAGACCAAAAGGTGTGCAAAATTCAAGAACAAGATTATTAAGGTTACTTGAATTAGTACAAAAAGTAAGAAACCCAGTTACAGGTGAATTAGAAGAATTTACTGTATTGGAACAAATGGATATGAAAATGGTCGCAAAGGCACTTAAATCAGACATACGTGCTTATCAGGAAATACTTGACCGATTAGAAGGTAGAGCAAAACAAACAACCGATATAAACGCAAACATTCAAGGAAGCGTTCAAATAGTAATACAAGAAGATGACCGATGTAAACCAATTGAAGATTAATGCAACACCAGTATTCTTTGCCAATAAAAAAGCATACGAAGGCAGTTATCCTGTCATTTGCAATGAAGGTGGCACAAGAAGTTCAAAGAGTTATTCCATTGTTCAGTTATTAATTGAGATAGCCTACAACAATCCAAAGACTAGGATTTCAATAGTATCGCATTCCCTTCCCCATATCAAACGAGGTGTTTATAGGGATTTTAAATCTATAATGGAGAATTGGGGTTTATGGTCGGACAATGACTTTAGCTTTTCCGATTTCATATACACATTCCCAAATGGGTCTTACATTGAACTATTTGGATTAGAAGATGAAAGCAAGGCTAGAGGACCAGCAAGGGATATTCTATTTATAAACGAGGCCAACTTAATTAAGCGTACACTTTACGACCAATTACTAATGCGAACCACAGGTAAGGTTTTCCTAGACTGGAATCCTGCCGATTTTGTTAATTGGGTTTATGAAATAGCAGATAATCCTGAAAACAAACGCATACATTCTACCTACCTAAACAACATACCAAACTTATCGGAATCACAAATAAAAAACATTGAGCAGTATAAAAACCTACCCGATGACTTTATGTGGAAAGTTTACGGATTAGGGCAACGAGGTGCAGCAAAAGAATTAATATATACCCAATGGAAACTTTACGACACCGCACCCGAAGGCGATGTATTCTATGGGCTTGACTTTGGTTATGTCCACCCAGCTGCACTTATTAAGGTTACACATCACGAAGGCGAAAACTATTTTGAAGAAATCATTTATCTAAGTGGACTTACACTATCCGACCTTACAAGATTGATAAAAGAAAAAGTGCCTGAAAGAGCAACAATCTATGCAGATGCAGCAGAACCAAAATCAATAGAAGAACTTTATAGACAAGGGTTTAATATTAAACCTGCTCAAAAGGATGTATGGGCAGGAATCGTAAAGATGAAATCTTATCCAATAAACATTCACTATCATAGCCAAAACCTACGCAGGGAGTTTATGTCTTACAAATGGAAAAAGGATAAAAACGATAATGTAATTGAAGAACCAGTCAAAGCAAATGATGATGCTTTAGATGCTTCAAGGTATGCAGTATTCACTCACTTAACCAAACCTAAATTTTCAGTAAGTGTATTTTAGTATAATTTCTTTAACTTTGTTTAAATTCTAATAATATGGGTTTATTTGACATCTTCAGTAAAAAGAAGATTAACACACTATTTCCAACAATTCCTTTGAGTTCGCAAATAGCAATTGAAAAAGGTATTGTAACTTGGCAAGGCGGAGATTCTAAAAGTTTTGTTGATGATGGATATGTAGCAAATGATATTGTTTATTCAATAGTTAAGTTAATCACTGACAAAGCTAAATTAGCACCATTCAATGTATATAGGGTTGTAGATGAAAGGGCAGCAAAGAAATACAAAGCAATGGCTGCACAAAAAGACATCAACTTAAAAGAACTAGAAACATTACACAAAAAGGCATACGAACTTTATACAGGCGACCAACGATTAAACGAGTTGCTTAAATATCCTAATGTTGAAGATACTTGGAGTGATTTTGTAGAGCAATGGTGTGGATTTAAACTAATTACAGGAAACACTTT